GTGGTAAATTAAAATTAAATGGAAAAGATAAGTTTGAGCGTATAATAGTCAAACTCAAATAGAAAATTAGAAATAGAATAATGACAGTAAGTTTACGACTTACTGTTTTTTTATATATTTGTATATTATGAATAAAGTAGTTCAAAATAGAAAAAAAGTAATGTTATTCGACCTAAGCAATTTGATAATGCGGTGTCTCTTTGCATATCCGGTCAAGCCGCACGAAAAAGAATTCAAGGAATTTAAGGCAATCTTTATGCGCTCATTCCTAAAAACTATTAAGGATAATTGTCCAGATAAGATTATCTGTTGTATGGATAATACTTCTTGGAGAAAAGATGTTTCTGAAAGTTATAAGGAAAATAGAAAGGCATTTAGAGCAAAGTCTATTGTAGATTTTGACGTCTTTTTCCCTATTTCTAATAAACTAATTGAAGCATTGAAAGACTGTGCTCCTAATATCCAATTCTTGGATGTTCCTAAGTGTGAAGCAGATGATTTAATTGCTGTTATTACACGTAGCAATCCTGATTGGGATATTATCAATATTTCTACTGACCATGACTTCTATCAGCTTTATAAGTTTCCTAACTATAAGCAGTATGATGGTATGATGCATAACTATGTAGAAGTATTGAATCCTGAACATGAACTTATGAAGAAGATTATTCTTGGTGACAAGAGTGATAACATTCCTAAGTTAAAGGCAAGAGTTGGTAAAGTCACAGTTGCAAAGATTATTGATTCAGGTGTAGATCAGTGGTTAGAAGAAAATAATCTTAAAGAAAAGTTCATGGAAAACTTTAAGTTAATTTCATTTGATTGTATTCCACAGATGTATGTCGAAGATATTAACGATGCAGTTAAGGCATTCAAGCCAGGTAAATTCTCTGGTAAGAAATTTACTCAGTTGGTAATCAATGAAGGCATGACAGATATATTTGAAAAGGTCTCAGAATATATTGAAGTATTGAAGAAGGTTCAATGAACGATTACAAACATTTGTATAAAGTAGCACTAATAGAATATGCTAAGTTTTCTACATGCGACAGATTAAAAGTTGCTGCGCTATTAGTCCATGATGGTAGAATTCTATCATGTGGATATAATGGCGTTCCATCTGGTGACCAACATTGTTGTGATAAATTTTCACATGATAATCATGGAAATTTTTACATAGACGGTGAACCAGTTTCAGAAGAAGTTTATAGATTTAAGCATCATGAATTTAGTGAAGCAGATGAAGTTCACGCTGAAGTGAATTGCTTGTCTTATGCTCTAAAAAATCATGTAGATGTTAGTAAATGCACATTGGTAGTATCAATTGCTCCATGTTCAAACTGTGCTAAGTTTATTCTAGCATCTGGAATTAAGACAGTTTATTACGTAGATTTATATGATAGATCTGACGCAGGTATTGAGTTTTTAAAGAAACATAACATTAAAGTAGAAAAAATATAAGGAAAATATGGCATACATTTATAAGAAAAGTTCAGTAAAGAAAACATCATTTGCGGTTGTATATAATAGTGGTTCCCTATTTGAAAAAGAAGGTCAATATGGAACAATGCATTTGATGGAACATTTAATTTGTAAAACATTTATTGATGAATATGATACTTTGACTGCAAATGCAATTGATTGGAATGCATATACTGGTCATGAACATATTGTAGTTTATATGAGAGGTCTTGCATCACGTTTGACTTCTGATATTAAGAAAAGAGTATTAAAGAAACTTCTAGGTGGTCTTGATAATCTAACTGAAGAAGTATTCCAGAAAGAAAAGGCTGTTGTTATTCAGGAATATATGGATAACTTCAATGATCCAGTTTCTGGTAAGTTCTTGAACTGGATGAGAACACATTATGGTGATTATGGTCCAATTGGTGAAATTTCTTGTATTCAGAATTTTACTCTAGAAGATGTAAAGAAAACATATAAGGAAATGTTGTCAAAGCCAACACGTATTATTGAAGTTGGTCCAACATCTACTGATTTGTCTGATATGAATATTGAATATGCAGAAGAACTAATCAGACAGCCACGTAAGATTAAGTATAAGAAAGATTATAAGTTAATTCAGCAAGAAGTATTGCCAATGGATAAGTCTACATTCTTAGTTCATTCTAAGAAGTTGGTAAGTAAGTCTGATTATCCATTCATGAATGTTGCTGTTGCAATGATTTCTGATGGATTGAATTCTCCATTGACACAAGAAATTAGAGTTAAGCGTGGATTGTCATACTTCTCTCATGGAATGGTTGACCATATTTGGAATGATTCTATTCTAACATTTGAATCATGCACAACAAAGGAAAATGAAGAAGAATTGACAAACGTTTATAATGATCTTCTAAATAATGTAGACAAGTATTTGACAAAAGAAAGATACGATATGATTATGTCTATGGCTCAGTGTGAAAAGGAAGAAATGAAGCTATTTAGATTTGCTCATGTCAATGACCTAATTAATAAGGGTCTTCCACAGATGCCAAATAATTTGTCTAAGATTACCTTTGAAAAGGTTAAGGAAGTAGCAAAGAAATACATAAATCCAGATTGTGAAATTGTAATTTTGAGGTAATATATGGTAGAAAATGTAGAAATGGTTGCAAAGCCACTAAAGACTATGTTTGAGATGCAGGAATCTCTACAGAATGCAATTGGTGCTAAGCGTGGAACTATTTGTCCAAACACATGGCAGAAGAAGGATGTAGATGATATTTATCGTGTAATGGCTAAAGAATCAGGTTATTACATGATGAGTACTATCACTGAATTATTCGAAATGTTTGAACAGATTGAAAAGGATAATTTTCAGTATACAGAACTTGTCAAGTTTGAATTGATTGATGCTTGGCACTTCGTAATGAATCAGATCCTTTATTTGAATGTTAAGCCAACAGAAGAATTATCATTCTATATGGATAAGGCAAGAGAAAATATTGCTCAAGTAGATTTTGTAAATCATGATTTGCATCATATTGTTGGACAGATTGTAGAAGCAATGGGTGAAATTTATCAGAATACTTCTTACAAAATGTGGAAGACTTATGATAAGCCAAAGGAAGATCCAGCAAAGTTGCAAGAATTGTGTGATACATTCCTAATTCGTTTCTGTACTTTGTTCGTAGTTCTAGGCATGAATGAACAAGATGTTTGGAATTATTACTACGCAAAGAACGCTGAAAACTTTAAACGTCAGGAAAAAGGCGGACGATACGAGAAATAATTAGAAAAATTATACTCTTATGATAGCAACTTTTTTCGAAAAGTTGCTATATTTGTATTACATTAAAGTTATTAATGAGGTATAAAATGGATTATAATAAGAATTTAATTGATTTATTGGATGAAGCTTCTCAAATTCAGAAGCAGTTGATTATCAACAAAGATGCAAACGCAAAAATTATTGCTATTAGAGCAAATGACCCAGATGTTTCAGTTTGTTATACTTTGTCTGCACCAGAAGATTATTTGAACTTTACTGGAACAAAGCTTGCATTCTATGATTTCACAAAGTTTGTTAAGTGTTTCCGTGTATTTGATATTAAGAGTAAGGATGACAAGTTGTCTGATACTCCAGTTCTTGATGGAGTTGTAAATGCAAACAATGAAACAACTGATATTATCATTAAGTCATCTAAGACAAAGCAGAAGATTTCTTATCGTGCTGCTCGTGCAGATGTTCTAACTCAGCCAGTATTCAATCAGATTAAGATGCCAGCAGTTGATTGTAAGTTTACAATCACTCA